GGATGTTTTTTGATATCGTTAATTCTATAAAATTCGATTTCTTTCCAAAAAATTTCTAGTTTTTTCAAATTTTCTGTTAACCACGCTTCATCTCTAGTAATACGTACTATGTTAATTTCGTTTGGTGGTCTATATTCTATAAAATCGGCGAGTTCCAAATCACATATAAACATATTTAGCTGAACTTGTGGAAAATAATACTCGGGAATATAACCGTGTTTAATTACCCGCTTATACGGACACTTTACTTCGAGTAAAATTGGTTTAGCGTTAGTGTCTGTTTTAGATATAGCAATTCCATCGGGTGATCCAGCTAACCAATAATAATCTTTGTTGTTGTATACGTCTTCATGTGCTATTAATCCAAAATTATAATTAACTTGATCAGTCATTTCGCAATATTTTTCAATTGCTTCGTTTTCATATTTTTGACCGTGTAAAGTTGCTACGTTTCCTACAAACGGATGTAAATCCTGGCCACATTTTTTAAAAAGAACTTCTGTAGCTTTTTGATATGGATTGATACCCAAAGCGGTAGCGGCATCTGAGCTAGTCAACTTGTTTTCACGCTGTTTGAACCATCCAGGAGAACGTTGTTCATGCTGAGGTATTTTAAGTAATTTATCAATTTTATCCATAAAACTTATAAATTAAAATTTAAATAAGTTTTAAATACAATTACTTAATTTTTTAAATACAAATTACTTAATTTTTTTAACTAAAACACTTGGGGTATTTTTTTTCTTCATTTGTTTTTTATCGTATTCTGGTATCTCTTTTGCTTTTTTCTCATCGTAATTTTTTTTACAGTATTTCCAAAGCTCTTTTGTTCCTATTTTAAAATCTCTACTAGGTTTTGCTCTATACCAGAATACGCAATCTTGGATATTATTACTCTTAGAAGTATTGTCTAGAACTAAACAATCGTATCCTTCTGTACAACTATTGAGTACATCTTGAAATATACTAAAATGTGGAAAAATTCCAAAAAAATTTTTATATATTTTTTCTTGATTTTGAATAATATTTTCTCTTAGAATAAATACATAATCTATATTAGATCTTAAATCTGGTGGTAAATCCATACAATATTGCATTGTAAGCATAAAAGTAATTCGCCAATGTCTCCCATTCATAAAAATGCCTCTTATATTTGTGTCTCTAATCATTTTTTTATCGTACATACAATCGTCTAATAGAACAAAAACATCCCCTTCTGGGGTTTTTGTATCGGAATTTATAACTTTTTTTTGTCGTGTTATTACCTGTTGAATTATTTCGGGTTTGTACTCAGAATGAATTAATATTTCTGGAATAAATTTTGAATAATAAGCGTTTCCATCCTCTGTCGCCGATATGGCTACACCTGCTTTTATATGCCGCATGTAATATAAAATATCAGAAACTAGAGTGCTCTTTCCTGTTCCTCTTTTTCCTATAAAAACACATGTAGGAGGTCCTGCACCTTTAGTACGTCTTTCTTCTATACTTCTAGGTTTAAATTTTGATAAACTAATAGACATTATTAAATTAATAACATTTTTAAAAAAGAATTCCTCCACGAAATAATTTATTCATCAAAATAATTTGTAGTCAATGGAACGTCTGATTCTATTGTGTAATAAGAAATTAATATACTTACTAATATACCAGAAAAACACGATACCCCAAAACACAACTTTTTATATTTTTCCTCTTTGTCTAATTTATTTATCAATACATAAAACAAAAAACTCGAAAAGGCAATTATTATAACATGTGTTAAATCTAGCGTGTAAAAATCGAACATTCCCATTTATACTTTATTTTATAAAATAATGTATAAAATTAAACAAACAAAAAAATATAGTATTAAAAAGAATTATTATATTAATATAAATGGGAATTACTATTAACAACCTAACAACACTCAATAATCTAATTAATATAGACCATGAGAATAAAGTAGTATTCTTTAAATTTGGAACAGATTGGTGTATTCCATGTATCGAACTTGATAAAGTTCTAGTAAATATTCCAAATTCACTTATTTATTATATATCAGTTGATAACGAAAACTTTGAATCATATTTAATAGAGAATAAAATTTACACTGTTCCACACACAATAATTAAATATGGTAACAAAATTAAGAAAATGATTGGTATACATAATATTAATCAGATCGAAAAGTATATCGAAGAACTTAAAATGTAAAATTAAATTATTGTTAAAAAAAAAATAGTTTAAAAAAAAACTAAATAATACTATTGGGAAACCATGGTCGACACTTATAAAAAATATACACAAATAGAACACATTTTGGCAAGGCCTGGGATGTACATCGGTGATACAAAATGTACAACCGAGGAGTGTTGGATAGTAAACACTGACACTAATACAGCAACTCTTAAAATGTGTAAATGGAATCCCGGAATATATAAAATATTTGATGAAATTTTAGTGAATGCCACCGATGAAGTACAGCGTAATAACTCGGTAAAATGTATAAAAATTGAAATATCTGATAAATTTATTTCGGTATACAACGATTCTGGTATACCAATCGAAACTCATCCAGAATACAATATTTATATTCCAGAATTGATTTTTGCGAATCTTTTAACTTCAAGCAATTATGACGATTCTGTTAAAAGAACTACAGGCGGTCTAAACGGCCTTGGGGCAAAACTAACTGCTATATTCTCTAATACTTTTACGGTAGAAACAGCAAAATCTGGAAAAAAGTATACTCAGACTTATGAAAAAAATTTGAGCGTAATTGGCAAACCAGTAATTACAAATTCTACAAAAGAATACACTAAAATCACTTTTTATCCAGATTTTGAAAAATTTGGAGTCGCTGGAATTTGTGACGATACACCAGATATCTTAACAAAAAGAGTTTTTGATATTTGTGCCATTACTCCAAAATCGGTAGATGTATTTTTAAACGGTAAAAAACTGCCTATTAAAAATTTTTCAGACTACGTCTCCGTTTACATAGGAAATATCAAAACAAGTCCAAGAGTGATTCAAGAAACTCCGAGATGGAAAGTGTCCATATCGGCATCTCAAAACGGATTTCACTGTATATCCTTCGTGAATGGAATATGTACTTCTGATGGAGGAAGTCATGTAGATCACGTTGTTAATCCTATTATTAAAAAACTTACGGAAGTAATTCAAGAAAAACACAAAAACTTGACAATCAAGCCACAATACATAAAAGATAATTTGTTTGTTTTTATCAACTGCTTCATCGACAATGCTACTTATTCTTCGCAAACCAAGGAAAAACACATCACTAAAGTTTCAGATTTTGGCACAAAATTTACTCATACAGACGATTTTATTTCACAGATTTCAAAACTGGGAATTATCGACAGCATTTTGGCTATAGCCGAAGCAAAGGAAAAGAAATCTTTACAAAAGACCGATGGCAAAAAAATTGGAAGAATTCTAATTCCAAAGCTTGACGACGCAAATAAAGCTGGAACAAAAGATTCAAGGAACTGTACTATTATTTTTACAGAAGGAGATTCGGCAAAAGCGACTGCGATTTCTGGACTGTCTGTTGTAGGAAGAGATCACTACGGAGTTTTTCCACTTCGTGGTAAACTTCTAAATACGAAAACCGCAACATATACACAACTTGCCAATAATGAGGAAATTAACAACATTAAAAAAATTATCGGACTTCAAAGTGGTAAAAAATATAAATCCGTTTCAGAACTTAGATACGGAAAAATTCTAATTATGACTGACGCGGATACGGATGGATTTCACATCAAGAGTCTCATAGTCAATTTTATAGGCAATGGATGGCCGGAACTACTAAAAACAGATTTTGTATCTTCTTTAATTACACCGATTGTAAAAGTTTCGCATAAAAACTTGACAATGCCATTTTACAACATCAGCGATTACAATTCGTGGAAAGAAAAAAATGACACCTCACGTTTCAAAATTAAATACTACAAAGGACTTGGTACCAGCACAACTCTTGAAGCTAAAGAATACTTCAAAGAAATGAAAACACTTGATTATAAAAACTGTTCTGAAGAAGATGATAAATTTTTAAATTTGGCTTTTAGCAAAACTGAATCAGACGCAAGAAAGAAATGGATTTTAGACAATATTAAAAATCCGCAAGAACTTGATTACACAGTTTGTAAAGTGGACATTAAAACACTGATCAATAAAGAACTTGTTTTATTCTCAATCGCTGACAATGTGAGATCTATTCCAAATTTTATAGATGGAATGAAACCGTCTCAAAGAAAAGTTATTTTTGCTTGTATTAAGAAAAATTTGGTGTCAGAGATAAAAGTTTCACAGCTTTCTGGATATGTATCAGAAGTATCAAGTTATCACCACGGCGAGGCAAGTCTACAAGATACAATTATAAATCTTGCTCAAAATTTTGTAGGATCTAACAATCTTAATCTTTTAGAACCAGTTGGACAATTTGGTTCAAGACTCTTTGGTGGTAAAGACTCGGCGAGTCCGAGATACATCTTTACACATTTATCTAAAAATTTTAAAGAGTTATTTAATCCCGAAGATTTTAATTTAATGGAGTATCTCGATGACGACGGATTTTCGATAGAACCAAGATACTACATCCCAAATCTACCGATAATTCTAATCAACGGAGCCAAAGGAATCGGGACTGGATTTTCTACAGATATTCCATGTTTTAATCCAAAAGACATAAGAGATCGACTACTCAAATTGACCGAAAATGAAGACTGTGAAATTGAAGAATTGACGCCTTGGTACAAAGGCTTTACTGGAAAAATTATTAAAGTTGAAACTAATAAATGGACTTCACATGGTTTATACGAAGTAAAAGGCAATAAAATAATAATTACAGAACTTCCAATTGGAACCTGGACAGAGGACTACAAAATTTTTCTGGATAAACTTGAAACTGACGAAATAATTTATTCTTATAAAAATAATTCTACAGATACTACTATCCATTTCGAACTAAGTCTATCATTAGAAAATATAATACAATGGACCAACAATGCGGAAATTGAAAAAAAATTAAAATTGGTGTCTCATATATCCGGAAAAAACATGTACGTTTTTGACGAAAATGACAAAATAGTTAAAATGGAGAGCGCAGAAGAAATAATTTTTAGGTTTTGGAAAATTAGAAACGAATACTATCTCAAACGGCAGAAATACCTGATTAATAAAATAAAATATGAATTAGATCTAATAACAACAAAAATTAAATTCATCGATGACGTAATCCATGAAAATATCAAGGTATTTAGACAGACACTTGAATTTATAAATTCTCAACTTGAGATGAAAAAATATTCTAAAATTGAGAATAGTTACAGATATCTTACTGATATGAAAATACACTCGTTTAGTAAAGACACGATAGACACGTTAACCGAAAAGATGAATTCTTTGAATGCTGAATACACAAAAATTTTGAATATGAAATTGAAAGATTTTTGGAACGACGTTTAAAATTTTAAATTAAAAAATAAAATATATAGTATAATATAAATGGCCTTTACTTATATGCCCGCTAATAATCCATTTTTTATTTTTATTACACTTGTATTAGTTGCATGGATATGGACCGTTTTTTCGTCTCTTAATGCGCTTAAAGTAGCAAACAATCCAGCTTTGGGAGGTTGCTGCTCAACAGACTCGTGCGGTGATGCGCCAGTTGATGTTATAATGTATAGAATGACCTTAATAATTGGTATCATTATGACCCTTGTTTTAGTTGCTTCAGTTTATTACTACTTCAAAGATAGAAAGGGAGATTAAATGAGTATATTCAAAACTACGGGGGCGTGGTCGCTAGCAAGTGGTATATTTTCATTATTTTCACCGATGTGTTTTAAGCATTTACTGGAACCTTGATTAATATTCTTAGTAAAGAAATAATCAAGTCTCCATCCTTCATTTCTATTTCTAGCAATCGACATTCCGTTTTCTTTAGCCCTACGAGTGTCCCACCACGTAAATACTATTTCATCATTTTCGATACAGTCTCTGTAATTAATTTTTATGAGACGATCGTAGAATTCTAGTTCATGTGGATAAATTCCAGGCATTGCGATAGTATTCTTTATATCGAAGTGTGTGGAAACAGCGATATTCAAATCTCCACAAAAGATAACTTTACCATCGAGTGAATTTAAATAGCTAAGCATAGATTCGATGAAAATTATTTTTTTTTCATAATTAGATCCGGAGTTAGGTGCGTATACATTAATTAGTACAAAATTTTCAAAGTGAGAAACTATAATTCTTCCCTCGGTATCTTCATATCCAGGAACCTGTTCTTGGATATTTATTAAATTTAGATGTTCCTTGTAGAAAACACACGTACCAGAGTATCTTTCTGGAGCTCTTGCTCCTGTAGATTTTGATTCGTTAAAATAAGATTTATAGCCAGGGATCTTAAAATTTTCAGAAATAGTAATACTACAACGAGTTTCTTGAAGGCAGATAATATCCGGATCTTGCTCTTTGATGAGCATATCAATCGGGCTTTTTTCTTGAATGTCCATTAAAGCATTTTTCTTCAATTTTGAAGAAATCTTGTCGTTAAAAATACGCGAGCGAATACCATTGACATTCCAGGTAATAACTTTGAGCATTTTATCTATCAATTTATCGTGGTCAATTTTCTTATTCTAAATTAAAAAATGTAATAATTAAATTATTTTATCAATTTATTTGTTTTAATAAATAATTTAATCTCGGCTATTTTATCTGTTAATAACATAGGTCTTCTTATAGGTGGATGCCATAATTTTAAAATAATACTATATATTCCATTCCAAATTTCTGAATCTTTAGTCAAAATAGATATTCCATGACAATTTGAATTAAAAATATCATTTAGCGTTGATAAACAATTTGCTAATTTAATGTAAACGTGTAAAGGAAAAATGTGATTTCCTTGGCAATTCTCAAGATTGACACATAAATGACAGATTAAATTTTCCCTTTTAATTAAAAACCAAGTAGATTCAAAAAGAACTAAAAATTCATCAAAAGCGTCTTCTTTATATTCAAAATTTTTAACATCGATGCTCAATATACCTTTTTCACGATCTAAATTGATAATAAAATTGGGATTATTTAAATTAAAAGTATTATTCATTTTAGAAGTATTTGAATTAGAAGTATTTGAATTAGAAGTATTTGAATTAGAAGTATTACTCATTTAATTATTATTTACCATTTAAATTTAAAGAACAAATTAGCGCATAAATATTAATTGCGTTTTTAAAATAATATTAAAGTTTCTCACATAACTTAGAGTGTTAGATTGTTACTTATGGTATCAACTGAAGAACAAATCTGGAAAGATTATGAAAATATTATTATTGAAAATACTATTATAGAATCTGATAACTGTTTATGTAAACATCTTAAGAAATTTATGGACGATAAAGAAAAATCTGAAATATGCCAAGATTGCGGTGTTGTTTTTTTTACTTCTATTTTTGAAACAAATGAATGGAATACCTATAAAAATGAAGATGGATCTTACCAAGCAAGCATACAACGTGCTGATATAAATACTTCAGACAATCCTTATGATACACCTGGTACAATTCCAGGAATAAACAAAAATAGTCTCATGATGAGAATACATTATCAACAAACTTTTAGTCATAAACAAAAGACTTTCTGGCTTATATCTGAAAAGTTGAGTAATTATTGTACTATTCTTAATATTACAAATGTACTCCAAACCGCTAAAAAAATGTGGCATATTTGTATGGAATCTGGTAAACTCACTCGCGCGTCGGTTAGAAATGGATTAATTTCCGCCTGTTTGTATTATGCCTGTGTATTTAACAATACACCTGTAGATAGACAGCAAATTATAGACGTTACAGAAGGTAATCAAAAGGGGTTTCTTAAAGGTGAAAAAATATTCATGGAAATTATGGATAATAATAAGACTTATGGACATCTTGGTAAAGAGAAAATAGACATTAAAGAAAATGATACATTTATTAAATTTTGTGGACAACTTGGACTTCCGTATATTACTTATAATCTCTGTAATGAAGTATATTCGCAAAATATAGAAAAACTAGAATCCGTCGCTCCTAAATCGATAACAGCCGGAGTTTTATTTTATGTAGTTAAGTTTAAAATGGGACTTAAACAACCTTCTAAATCTAGAATATCTCAGATAGTTAACGTATGTATACCAACAATAAATAAAGTAATCAATATTTTAGAAAATTAAATATATGATATTATTAAATATAGTATGGATTTAATTAGGAAAATAAGAGGACGACTAAAAATTACTCCGGTAGACGTCAAAAGCACTATATTAAATGTTAGGGCACTAAATAGGCAAAGAAATAGTGTAGTGTTGAATAGACAAATTGAAACAGCTAGAGTTTTAGCGAATCCAGAACTGCCTCCGCCATTTTCACAGAATGTTACAGTGGATGTGAATTTATTTGAAAAATACAAAGAACGTATGAATAATAGGGACCTACTTTTGTTGGCCAGGGATCCAAATGTAAAAAGATTATATGACATTCCATTTAATATAAATAATATGCCAAATGGTGTAAATTTTGACATTCTTGAAACTTTGAGCAACGAGAGATTGTTTTTTGTATTTTTCGTTATTTTAATTGGGTGCGATAGAGCACATGACTTCAACAAAGGGAGTATAAGATCTATATTTAAATCTAAGGCTACCGAGTTTTTGGCAAATCCGAAGGCTTTTAAAACCACTACAAATAGTCTTGCTTGGCTAAATGATGGTTTTACAAGAAACAAAAATATCGACGACTTATTTAGAGTATCACAAATTGGCCTTATTAACCATATAATTGAAGCATGTGATGTAGATAAAGATGACACCGATGTTATACTTGCTCATTGTATATTTCTTATAAGTTGTGAAGTAAATAGAGAATGTAGCACAATATTTTATACTCCAACTGCTAATATTAGTTTAAAAAAATATTGTAAAGAAGCACTAGAGATATTCTATAAGTCAGATTCGGCTGCAAAAAAAGTTTCTGAGGCTATAACTAGAATATTAGGAATTGCTGCGTATCCAACCGTGGACGTACTAGGTCAGGCCTGTGATAATTCTGTAATTATAGCTAATACTATGTATCCACCTGGATTATTTGCTCCAGACAGAATTGTACAGGTTAGAATAGATGCCACTGGTCTTGGGTTAAACTCTGCTTACGACCTTGCGCAACTCAAGGAAAATATGGAAAATTATAAAGATTTAAGTAACAAAAATCGCCAGGCATTAATTCTAGATTCTGTATCTGCTTACGATACAGCTCAAGCGGGAAATTTAGAAAAAACTTTTAAAACTGTTAATCAAGTTGTCGAAAGATATATTCCTCAAAAAATAGAAGCATACGTTGAAATAGATGGAACTCGCCTATATATATTAAATGCCCAGGTGACTCCAGATCCAGCGTGGAAGACGGATGACCCACCTCCTAAAATAACCCTCGACGTTTATGATTTTTTAAATAAAAAAATTAACCGACAATTTAGTTCTGAAGATGGAAGTAATAGTCTGTCCAAAGTTATAGGAAAAATAGTTAAGGTTTGGGTGATTGATTATAAAAAAATTTTAAATATTCCGATGAACGTTCTAAATGCTAAAACTGTTGGAGAAGAAATTCAGATACTAAGTTCCCAAAAAACTTTAGGAGATCTAATGCAGCTTATTTTATACGCTGACGCGCCTGGTCCTAAAGTTTTTCACACATTCGACGAAATATGTTCGGCTATAGGAGGAGTTATTGGTAAAACTTCTGTGCGCGACGAGGGTACAGCTTTAACTAAAACCTTTAGGAGAATATACTATCCAATTAGCCTTGGTCAGACATTAAAACTAACTTATCTATCAACTTGTAGAATTAATATGAATTCCTCTTTTGGAAAAAATAAAGATATTTCGAAAAGAATTAAATTTATGACAGAAACAGAACTTAAAAATAAATTAAAATCGGTTGGTATTAAAATTACTAAAACTATACAGGGTAAACGAAAGTATTTATCTAGAAAAGAACTTGAAAATAAAGCGTTGCTATTTAATAAGTTACAAAACAGTGCTAAAAGAATGAAAATTAAAATAATGTACAAATCCAGAAACAGGTCTTACAAATATAAAACGTATAAACGTCTACAAAAAGAAATAAATCTCAAAAATAAAAAATCTAATCGTAAATCTAATAGTAAATCTAATAAAAAGAATAAATCCAAAAATCGCGTAGTTAGAAACTCTAACTTTGGATGACCTTTCGCTAAAAATGTCGATTAAATGAATATCACACCGGATTCGTAAATGAAGATTTTCGATTAAAATGTATCGGACTATCTGAGAAAAGAATCCAAAATTAAAATATTACATTTTCATAATAATATGGCATGTTTACAATATTATTATGAAAATCCAGAAGATCGTGAAAAAAATCGAATCAACTGCGAAGGTAAAATATTCCCGAATTTGTATAACGTAGAAAAATACACATCTAAAGAAATGTACGATTTTATAGACTCAAATTATTCTTCAAAAGCCTTTCCTGATGCTGAAGTTTCTCCATTCGAGTTCAAAGAAGCCTACATAGATAAAACAAATGATGAAATCTGTAAAATACCTGACATGGCTCTCACACCTCAGCAAAAATTTATGGGACAAATAATGGGCCCGGCTTCAAATTTTAATAATATGTTAATTTTTCATGGACTTGGTTCAGGAAAGTCTTGTACATCTATAGTCATCGGAGAAGCTCTTAAAAATGCTACAAATAGAAGACTTATATTTGCCGTTCCCGCACCACTCGTCGATCAATACTTCGAAGAAATTGCCGGAGAAATTAGAAATGGAAAATATTTCTCATGTCCGTCCTTTTGTTTACATCGCGAAGGTGATGAAGACCGCGACTACTACGTTTCTGATGTTCAGAATGTTATGCTCAACTTGAAAATGACTGAATTAAACAGGGCGCAAGAAATATTAGAAAGATATAAAAAATTAATAGACGAAGGTGATACTACTCAAGCTACAAAAAAATTATTTACAGACCAAGAAAATAAATACCAGGTTTTAGTAAAAGAACTTGCCAAACAACAAGCTTATTACGGAGCTAGTATACTC